GGGTGTCTAAAGCGTATGAGGCATGGCGTGACGGCAAATTAGCCATTATGCAGAACCGTAACCGCACCAAGTTTGTGGATTACCGGGAAACACCGAAGCCAAGGGTGCTGCCGACCACGCAACTGCAAATGGTTAATGGGAGTATCAAGATTAAAGTAGGTATGAGGAATATAGACGATTATTCGCAGCCACCAATCTTAGAAGGGGATGACTATGCCGGTACTGCATGACTATAAATGCCCACGCCACGGCTATTTTGAGTCGATGAAAGCCCAATGTCCGATGAAAGACTGCCATGAGGAAGTCTTTGTGGTCTATTTGCAGCCTCCGGGCTTGATGTCGGACAAAACCAAGAAGAATGACAAGACAATTAAGCAATTAGCAATGGATTTTGATATGACAAATGTCAAATCCGCAAGAGAGGGCGAAAATCAGGCTGGATTCTTCACACGAAAGAACAAAACCTCGAAAAAGCAGCTTGAGAAGGAGGCCGCAGCCGCTGCGGAGCAAAATAGACAGCCGCAGCCGCGAGATTCCGTTATTTGGGGCGGTGACAACCGTTATTCGATGGGCAACGTCCTAAGAGGCGGGGCAGTTCGCCCTGTGGCTGGCGAATCGGTCGGATTTAACCCAAAAGATGCAGGAAACTTGACAGGGCCGAAGACGGCGAGTTATATAGCCGACCATGAACAGTTGAAAATAAAACAATGAGGATACCTAAAGGCGACGACGAACGGGAGTTCTTCTACCGTGACCTCATAGAGAAGTGCATGGTGTCCTTGCCTGACCGCAAGGGCGACTATACCGCTTTGCGCTCTTGGTTTCTGTTCGGTGCGGGGCCGGAAGAACAACCGGCGATGTTTAATAAGATTTATCCGCACATCGACCAGCTCACCTCATTCCTGTATTCCGCAGAAACCACACGTTTCTCTATCAACATCGGCGCTGCCGTTCCCGAACAAGAACACATCAAGGTTCCTCGGCTAACCGCAGCATTGAACGATGAATGGTTAAACTCCAACGCCGACCAAGTGTTTAGCTCTGCGCTAACGTGGTCGCTAGTGTTCAACACAACATTCATCAAACTGGTCTACAACAACGGCATCCACCCGTACATGGTGGAACCTTCATCCGTCGGCGTGTTGCGAGAAGACGTTGCCTACACCGATAGACAAGAAGCCTTAGTTCAAACCTATTACATTACCAAATCTGATTTGTACAATCGATTGTATTCGCACCCCAAGCGCGAATCGATTGTGAAACGCATCACAACGAATGTTCACACCAAGACTGAAGATATACCTGAAGGTCTTGACCGCATCATGACTTCCCAAGTCAACCCAACCATTTACGGCAATGTCAACCTAGACCTGTACGGTATGAACCGATACAAGGCACGGGTTGCCGAAGATACCGTCAAAATGTATGAGCTATGGGTTTGGAATGATGAGATTTCTGACTATCAGGTAGTCACGATGGCTGACCCGGACGTATTTATTTACGACCGTCCCGGCGCATCGGTGTTCTTGCGCGGTGAACTACCCTTCATACAGATTTGCCCGAACCCGCAATTTGACTACTATTGGGGTCAATCCGAAGTGCAGCGTTTGCTCTTGCTGCAAGGAATGCGGAATGTTCGCATGACAGAAATTTTGGATTTGCTTTCTAAGCAAGTTTCTCCGCCCAAGGTTTTCTCTGGCTTCATGGGTATTACGGACGAAAAAGCCTTTGCGCTGAATCGCCCCGGAACGCATGTAAGTTCAGATATGCCTAACGCCAAGGTCGATGCGTTAGCGCCAGAAATGCCAAGCTCACTTTTTGAGGTGATTCATGAAGTGGATGCAATGTTTGCTGAAGCCTCTGGAATTTCAAGCGTTCTGTCTGGTCGTGGTGAGCAAGGTGTACGCTCCGCTGGTCATGCTTCTCAGTTGGCCCGTCTTGGAAGCTCTCGCGCAAAGAAACGGGCGCTGATTGTCGAAGACAGCCTTGAGAAAGTCGCAACGCTGTACTTAAAGCTGATGCAAGCCTACGACGACACGCACTTTGTTGACGAAGAAGGCAATAAGTTCATTCCAGAACAGTTCACCAAAGATTACGTTGTCAAAGTCGATGCCCACTCTAACAGCCCAATCTTCACCGAAGATATGCGACAACTGGCGTTCAATATGTATAAGGCACAGGCTATCGACAAGGAATCTCTGATAGATTTGCTTGAACCGCCGATGAAACAGTTGTTGAAAGACAAACTAAAGAAGCGCGAACAGCAGCAAGCGCAACAGCCGCCGCAACCGCAGGGCAAACCTGATTTGAAAGCCGTGGGGGAATAATGGTTCAACGCTCCGATTACTCGCCAAAGGCAGACCAGCCGTTAGCACAAACCCGTGATTTGAAGCGTACTGAAGCCCCGGCGAGTATGCAGTACCGTGTCACAGGTATCAAAACCATGAATCCCCGGCAGACTCGTAGAGAAGGCCGGATGTTTACTCGATAGGAGATGACGATGTACAAGAAAATGAAGCGCGGTCGCAAGACCCGTCGGTAATTCCCTCGCAAGGGATGGGGTCTGGCTGACTTCCCCTGTAAAGTTGGCCGCATTTTGTGGAGGTCATCATGGCACGCAAAGGTCGCAAAGGTCGTAAAGGCCGCAAGTAATCCCTAGCGGATTAACCCAACGGGGGAGGGGTGATACTCCCCCACTTGACAACTTTTTATAGTCTGGTCTAATCCCGCCGAGACAGACGATAAAGGATAGCTATGAGTGTCCCACCCGACAAACTGATGGAAATGATTAGCGCACAGCGCGGCACTCCACCAGCCGATATGCCTAATCCGGCAGAAGTTGAACCTTCAATGTCTGACCCATCGACTGCGCCGATGAGTGCGCCGATGTCTACGCCGGAACCCAAGATGGGCAACCGCGAAGGTGCAATGGTCAACTTGTCGATGGCGATGGATTTGATTGAACAAGCGTTGCCGAGTCTTGGCAGCGAAACACCAGAAGGCCAAAAAGCATTAGCAGCTATTCGTCAGTTGACGGGTCTGATTGGCCCCCGTAAACAAAAGACACGCGAATTGCAGCAATCTGAAATTATTCAGTTGTTGCAAAACTTGCCAAATGCCGGTGGCGGAACCCCTGAGGGTCGCCTCATGGCAGCGGCCCCCGCTGTTCCGAACCTTCCACCAATGCCGGGAGCTTCGCCGTCACCGATGGCAATGCCCGGAGCTGGTGGTGGTGCTTCTCCAACTCCAACTCCGATGTAAGGAAAAATCATGGATTTGTTTAAACCCCGTGGCGCAAACAACGTGCGCCGTCCAACGGACAATCAGCAGCAAAACGGTGTCGTTACCAACACTCCGCGCTTTGCGGAATTCGGCGGCTTGTCTGGCGGCAACAAGATTGGCGCTAAGAACAAGATGGCAGTACAAAAGCCGGGTGATGGCAAAAAAGTAATTTAATTTATTTAGGGGATAGCTATGAGTCTCGAAGATGTGTCTTATGAGCAGCGCGACCAACTCGCTGCTTTAATGCGTGAGCTTTCTGATAATCCAGCAACGCGAAAAGAAGTGTTGCGCTTGACCAAGAAAATCAAGCCTGACCTTGTGATTCCAGAGCTAGATATTGAAGAAACCACTACCAACGCTGTAGGCGAGACTCGTAGGGAACTCGAAGCGATGAGAGCAGAACTGGCTCAAAAACGCGCAGAGGAAGACCTAGAACGTCGCCGGAACTCGCTAATCCGCAAGGGCTATGCGTCATCCGACGAAGATGTTGAGGAAATTGAAAAAGTCATGCTGGAAAAGAAAATTGCAGACCATGACACCGCAGCGGAATACTGGCAATGGATGAAGCAATCTGCTGCACCCACGCCAACGGGCTACAGCCCGTCAGCCATCAACAAGTTTGACTTGTCGAAGTATTACAAGAATCCTGTTGGTGCTGCCCGTGACGAAGCTGCAAAAGCACTCCAAGAGTTGCGTAAAAACACGCGACCCATTGGGTTTTAATCAGGGGATAAGTTTCCAAGGAGAATGAAATGCCTATTGGTGGCGGTATCATTCCAGCAACAGGAAGTACGCAATACACCGAGCTAACCTACGTTACTCGTCGGGCGTTCATTCCCAAGCTGGTCGTACAACTTTATAACTCAACTCCGCTAATGGCGGCTCTGATTGCGAATTCGCAACAGGCTTCCGGCGGTGTTTCCTCCGTAACCGTTCCAGTTCAGGGCGCACAGTTCGTGAACGCACAATGGTCGGACTACTCTGGTTCTTTCAACCAGCCAGCAGTCCAACAAGGTGCGTACAACGCTGAATTCGACCTAAAACTGATGATTGCTCCGGTTCCGTTCCTCGGAATGGAAGGTGCGGTTCAGCAAGACGCAGCCATCATCCCGCTGATTGAAGCACGGATGAATGACGCAACCAACGTCATGATGGATGCAATGGCAACCGCGCTGTACACCAACAGCACGAACACGCAACAGTTTACCGGCCTACCAGCAGCAGTTTCGGCTTCTGGCACTTACGGTAACATCAGCCGTTCGGCGTATAGCTGGTGGCAATCGAAGTCGTACTCGGCTGGCAACGTCAACCCGACCCGCCAGAACATTCTGCAATACATCTCCGGTACTGTGAAAAACGGCGCAGAGGTTCCGACCTTTGGCGTTTGCGGTTTCGGTACTTGGACGCTGTTGGCGCAAGACTATGTTGGTCAAGAGCAATACGTCATCACACCGGGTTCCGGTTTTGATGGCGATGCAAATGGCCCACAGGCTGCGTTCCGCGCCCTGATGGTTGCTGGTGTGCCGATTTATCCTGACCCGTATTGCCCGGAAGGAACGGTTTATTTCCTGAACACTAACTACCTGTCGCTCTACATTCATGAGCAGGGTTCGTTCGTGTTTACTGGTTTTGAATCGACGCTCCCGAACTGGCAGATTGGTTATGTGGGTGCAGTTCTGATGATTGCGGAATTGGTTTCGACCAAGCCGAAGTCGATGACTGTGGTGTCGGGTTACAACTCTCTGAGCATCTAAGGAGGAATAACCATGTCACTAAGCACAAACAAAATCATCCTCGCTGGCGCACAGTCGAATACCGCTGGTGCTTATTTTCTGACCACGACCGTTACTGCGGTCAATACCGGCAACGGTACGGTCATTCCAGCAGGTGTTTACCTGATGTTCCCACAAGCAAACACCTCGGTGATTGCTTATAACGGTTCGTCGAACGCAACGCTGATTGCAGCCAACACGGGCGGTGTCATCATTTCTGATGGCGTGAACGTGTATGCGAAGACCAGCGCAACCAGCGACACCGTTACTCTGCTGGCGACCAATGGTGGTCAGAACGTCAGCAGCACTTACGCTTAAGGGGGCAGCATGGCTAACGCTGATTCAGTCGGTCAACTCTATCTTGACTCGTTTGGTCAGGGGCGGCTTGCAACCATTACCGCAACTAAGCTGAACACGACGGGCAACGCAGTTGTTGCCCTTCCATTCCTCGGCGGCGGTTTGACGAAGGGAAATGCAACGACGAACTCCGGTCAGGTTGTTATCCGTAGAATTACGGTTTGCAACCCATCCGGCTCGGTATCGTCAGCCAACATTTCTATTTCGACTACCTCTGATGGCTCTAACGTCATTGCAAATGCCACGACCCTCTCAAGCGTTTCGGGTGCGGTTACATTCCAAGACGTTGCCATTAACGCAGGTAATGTTGCTGTCTCTGGCTTTAATAGCCAAGCCTTGTTTGTCAATGTTGGAACTGCCTCTGGCAACGAAAACACCGTTGACATTCGAGTCTATGGCGACGTAGTGAGCTTCTAAATATGACAACCGTTTATGTGACGAACAAATGGGATAAGCCCATAACCTTTAGTTTCGAGTATGTTTGGTACACTTTTCCGGTGGGCGAGACAGTCGAAGTTCCGCTAGAGGCAGCTCGTCACATATTCGGTTATCAGCATGAAGACAAAGAACCGTTTATGGCGCAGTTGTCCATAATCAAAACCAAGGCTGAAGTCCCTGATGGATTAAAGGTGCTTCAAAAGATTTTGATTACAGACCAACCGCCCAAGAAAGGCCACGCTATATCCCCCGTGGTTGAAAAAGTACCTCTGCCCTCTGTTAAGGGGGTGGAGGGAAAATTCAATATTGCAGCTTGATATGGGACGTAAATGTCGCAGACTCTACAAGGGTACATTACTGAAGTCCGGCGCTTGCTGCATGACGCTAACGCCAACTTCTATACCAATAGTCAGCTAACTGACTATATCAATGGCGCTCGTAAACGCGTAGTGCGTGATACGGGCTGTCTGCGTGATGTCCAAACAACTACGATTCCCTGCGCTCCTGTTGCTGGTGGTGCTACGCCTAACATTTGGTCTGAAGGGCTAGTTGTCAATACGAACGACTACGTTTTTTCCAATATCTACATCTACAAGGTAACGTCAGGTGGGATATTGGGAACACAAGCGCCCCCGTACCCATCGGGTACTTATGTGTACCCGCCGTCAACACCGTTTACTGATGGAACTGCAACTTTGCAGTATGCCGGTAAGTGCGAGTTGATTCCGTATGCTTCGTTGCCCGAAGGGTTGAACACGCTGGATGTTGTAAACATCAACCTCTATTGGGGCAACTCAAGAATTCCGCTACGGTATATGCCGTGGACTGACTTTAACGCTAGACTGCGTTATTGGCAGAATTATGTTGGTACGCCGATTGCCTATAGCATTTATGGGCAGTCAACTATCTATATCGGGCCGATACCCGACCAATCTTATACGCTTGACCTAGACACGGTGCTGTTGCCAGAGGACTTAGTGAATCTGACTGATGAGGACAGCATAGACGAACCATACAGTTCGCCGGTCAAGTTTTATGCCGCTTACACCGCCAAATACTACGAACAGTCATTTGGGGAAGCCGAGATTTATCTTGGTCAATACAAACAGCAAGTTCAAGCGGTTCAGGCATCGGTCTATACACGGAGGATGCCTGACCCGTACTCTCAAGCGTACTAAGTCATGGCTGCTGCTGAACAAAAAAAGTCGTATGAAGTGGTTAAGAACTTTCGTGGAGTCAACACGAAAGCTAACCGCACGGCTATTGGCGATGACGAATTCTTCTGGCTTGAGAATGCAATGCCAGTTGGGTACGCTAACTTGCGTATCACGCCAACCTATCAAGCACTTGGCTCTGTCACATTTAACAACGACGTAACCGGCTTTTTCTCTGCAAACATCGGCATCAAAGACTATTTATTGGCTTTTCAGGCTGATGGCAGTTGCGAATACGTTGACCTTACCAATAACACGAAGTACACGTTGGCTGCTGCTGGCACATTCTCTGGCAGCGGTATCAATGTCAGCCAATGGAAGAATGAGCGCGTCCTAATTATCGACCCATCTAAGGGCTACTTTACTTGGAATGGCACAGACTTAATTACTATCGGTGCTGTTGGCTTTATTGGCATTACCAATGCTGGTAGCGGCTACACCAGCGCACCAGCGGTCATTATCTCTGCGCCTAATCAGGCAAACGGCGTTCAAGCCACAGCGTTTGCAACGGTTACAGCAAACACCGTTTCGTCTATCACGATTACAGAAGCTGGCACAGGTTATACGTCAGCCCCGACGGTGACGTTGACCGGTGGCGGCGGCAACAATGCTGCTGCTATTGCAAGCATCACAACCTTTGCTAAAGGAACGGTGTCCGTTTTAGTGACGAACGGCGGCACGGGGTACACGAATTCAGCGAATACCGTAGTTACGATTACGGGTGGTGGCGGCACAAATGCGGCAGGTCAAGCGGTTGTGAGTGGCGGGATTGTCACGCAAGTCATCATGACAAACGTGGGAACCAACTATTCTAATTCGTCAAACATTTCAGTAACGATTACTGGAGGCGGTGGTTCCAACGCTACAGCCAAAGCCATTATCAACACGGATGACAATGTTGCTGTTCAGTCATTCTCTGGTCGTGTCTGGATAGCCAATGGACGAACCGTTTTTTATTCTGTTGCTGGCTCTTATAGTGATTTTGTCTCTATTTCTGCCGGTGCTGTTGTCTTAACAGACGCAACATTGCACGGCAATATTGTTCAACTGTTATCAGCCAATAACTTTTTGTACATCTTTGGTGATGACAGTATTAACGTGTTTTCCGACGTTAGGGTTTCAAATCTAGGAACAACACTTTTTACTAACACGAACGTCAGCGCATCGGTAGGTACAAAGTTGGCTTATGCCATTTTCCCGTACTTCCGTTCGGTGTTGTTCATGAATGATTATGGTGTTTATGCGCTTGTTGGCTCTACGACGTCGAAGATTTCTGACCCTTTGGACGGCATATTTACCAATATTGATTTTGTTACTAGCAATGTTACTTCTGGTCAGGTATTGCTAAACAACATTCTGTGTGCGGCCTTTAATTTTAAGTACACGGGAGGCTTGGGTGTATCAAGTGCAGACAGATACATACAAGCAATTTTCTTTGAGAAAAAATGGTTTTTTACAAGTGCAACAAACGACCTGAAGCACATTGTCTCTGTGCCGGTAGACGGAAGGATTACGCTGTACGGAACAAATGGGAACTCTTGCGTCAGGCTGTACGCCAATACGACGGCAGACATCAGCAGCTATGTTCAGACCTCTCTGAACCCGATGAAAGACCCGATTCGCACCAAGCAAGCACTAAAGATTGGCATTGAAGCAACGCTTACCAATGCTTCAACTATTGCTGTGACCGTTGACTCTGAACAAGGTCAAAGTCCTGTGGTGGCGCTTGGTCAAGAAATAACTTGGATTAACAATTTTTCTATTGTGATTCCTTGGGTCAATAATAGTGCTACCCAAATTGGTTGGTTTGCGAGTTCCTCTGGTTACACGCTGTATAAGACCGACGCAAAGCAGTATGGCAAATATCTTGGGATGACCGTTACGTCAGCCAATCCCGGCATCGTTTATAACGGTTTTGAGTATGAACATGAATTGAGAGTGAGGTTCTAAATGCCAGTACCTAATACATTTGCGACAGCAACAACTGCTATTCCGTTGTCGCAGCTAGACCAAAACTTTGCCACTACGATAACTATTGGCAATTCAGCCATTCAGCTTGGCAATACTGTCACGCAACTGAGTAACCTGACTGCATCTAACGTCACGGTAGCTAATGCGGTTGTGGATAGTGTCAACATAACTGGTTACATGGGCATTCCGCAGAATAGCCAAAATGGTAACTACGACGTTGTGTTGGGTGATGCAGGTAAGCATATTTACCACCCCACGGGTCAGGCTGTTGCGACTTATACGATTCCGGCTAACTCGAATGTCGGATTTACGACAGGTACAGCCATTACGATTGTGAATGGTTCAGCGAACAACGTAACGGTTGCGATTACAACTGACACCATGTATTTGTCATCAAACGGTGCAACCGGTAGCCGGACAATATCGCAATGGGGTGTGGCGACGGCTGTTAAGGTGACATCGAATGTGTGGGTCATTTCAGGGTCGAATATCACATGACAGGCATAATTCAAGCATTGTTAATGGGTAGGGTCGCCGTTAGCGGTGGCTTTACTGTTGTCCAGACGTTCACCGCATCTGGCACTTGGACTGCACCTACTGGTGTGACCGAGGTTGAGTACCTAGTGGTCGCTGGTGGTGCAAGCGGTGGAAGTTCTGGAGGTTATGGTTGCGGTGGCGGTGGCGCAGGTGGCTTTCGTACTGGAACCGGCTTGAGCGTTACAGCCGGAACTGATTACACCGTAACTGTAGGAGCTGGCGCTACAGCTCTTGGGGCAAATAACACCGGAGTTAATGGAAGTAATTCAGTATTTTCAACGATTACTTCTAATGGCGGTGGTGGCGGTGGAGCTGACTTAGGGCCGTCAGCCAGTAATGGGCAAAATGGTGGGTCAGGTGGTGGTGGTTCTAGTAACTCTGTTGGTGGAACCGGAAACACCCCTAGCACTTCTCCGTCGCAAGGTAGTAACGGTGGTGATGGGAGTGGCCCCGGCGCAAGTGGTGGTGGCGGTGGTGGTGCTGGTGCTGTTGGTACTGCTGGCGGCAATCCAAATGGTGGCAACGGTGGAAATGGTACTTCCTCAACAATTAGCGGGAGTTCTGTAACTTATGCTGGTGGAGGCGGTGGCGGCGCTAAATTTGGAACTGTTGCATCTGGTGGCACAGGTGGAACTGGTGGTGGTGGCAATGGTTCATCTAATCCTTCTCCGGGTGCGGTTGCAGGTACAGCGAATACAGGTGGTGGCGGTGGCGGTGCTTCAAGTTCTAATTCAACAGGCGGCAACGGCGGCTCCGGCATTGTCATCCTCAAGTACAACGTCGCATCACAGACTGTATTCACCTTCAAGTCATCGACCAAGTGGGTTGCTCCAACAGGTGTGACCAGCGTTGATTATCTGGTGGTAGCCGGGGGTGGTGGTGCTGGTGTTGGAAATACGGCAAACAGCGGTGGAGGCGGTGGAGGTGGTGCCGGTGGTTTTAGAACTGGTACTGCGCTTTCGGTAACAGCGGGAACCGAATACACCATAACAGTTGGTGCTGGTGGTGCAGGAACTTCTACTTTTGGTGGCGGTAGTCAAGCATCTTCTGGGGGTGATTCCACATTTTCCACTATTACATCCAATGGTGGTGGCGGCGGAGGTTCTGCTGGCAACCCTTCTGGAGCAGCCGGACTTAATGGTGGCTCTGGTGGAGGCGGTGGCGCAGGCGCGGCAGGGGCTGGTGGTGCTGGCGGTACGGGCAATACGCCATCAACTTCACCATCACAAGGTAGTAACGGTGGAACCGCAGGGTCTTCTGCAAATGGTGGTGGAGGTGGCGGAGGCGCAAGTCAAGTGGGCGGCGGCGGAGGGGCTCAAGTAGCTGGTTCCGGAGGAAACGGTACTGCTTCATCAATTAGCGGCTCATCTGTAACTTATGCTGGCGGAGGTGGTGGTGCTGGTAATCCCGGCGGAGCTGGCGGCACTGGCGGTGGTGGTAATGCGGCTAGTATGCCGGGGCCAGTCGCCGGTAGCAATGGAACCACCAATCTTGGTGGTGGCGGTGGTGGGGGAATTACAGGAACTCCAGCATCGTCCGGCGGGTCTGGCGGCTCCGGCATCGTGATAATCAAAATCAACCAATAACTATGGAAACTAAAGTCTATCGATTCTTGGGCATCGACACGGCAATGCAGTTGCTACGTCCGGGTGCTAAATGGGAAATCTCAAACAACGTCTTTACCCGTTGGGAAGACCCAAGACCATGCCCGTCGATTGAGGAAGTCTATTGGGTGATGGACAAGATTAAAGAGTTTGAGGAAAGCATCCCGACCATGTGGTTGCCAGAGCAGCTTGAGCAGATGGGTGTGCAAATGAAAGAGATTGAGGAAGCCATCGGATGAATATGCACAACCTTTTTCCCACGCCGGTGGGGATGTTTGACCTAGACCGCCCGCTGACTGACGAAGAAATGTTGTTCGTGCGCGGTCAGGAAACTAGGGCAAACGAAGGAAACACGACCAGCAAGAATAACTTTGTGCTGCGTGACCCAACAATGACTTCCCTGCGCGGTTGGATTGAGGACTGTGTGGCTGAATACTTCAAGGCAACCAGCAATCCAAAGCACGACGTTGACCTGCGTATTACGCAAAGCTGGTTCAACTATTCAGAGCAGGGGCAATGGCATCACAAGCATGCTCATCCGAATAGCTTTGTGTCTGGTGTGTTTTATCTAAACACTAATCCTGACGATAAGATTTTCTTTTATCGCTCTGGCTGGCAGCAGATTAAGTTTCCACCGGAAGAATGGAACTTGTACAACTCCGAGAGCTGGTGGTTTGAAGCAATCACAGGGCGGTTGATTCTGTTCCCATCGTCGCTAGAGCATAACGTGCCGACGGCCC